AGTTGGTGGAGAAGCTTGGTTTAGCTTTCTTTGCTACAATGTCAATGCTAATCTTAGTATGCATAATGATAGGTTTTTATGCAGTATTTGATGCTTACAATAAACCAAACGAATGTGTAGGGGCCGTAACGGCCCTTACCGACTACACACAACACACACAGGAGACTTAAATGTCAAATCCATATCAAATCCGCTATGATGTATTAAACATGGCAAAAGAAATTGCAGACAAGCATTATGATATGCAAGTAGATCTTGCTAATAAAATGTTAGGTATGTACAAAGAAGATACTGAACAAGCACTAGAAGCTTGGAAGAAGTATGTTCCAAAAGCTTTAAACCCAGATGAAATTAAAGTACAAGCTGAAAAACTTTATGAGTTTGTATCGGAAAAAAAGTAATGCCTGATTGGGTAATACTTGCAGGACTGTCATTAACTTTGACGGTCCTGTTTTTCCTTTTTGATAGAGGAGAAAAGTGATGTATAAAGTAACAGCATTTTTTAAAAACCACAAAATCTCTGAAAAATTTTATGATATTAACGATGCTATAGAATTTCGTGATAATGCTGATGCGCATTATCCTTTAAGAGTAACTTTTAGAAAGGTCGTATCAATGAGAGAATGGATACATAATTGTTGGAATGTAGTGATGGATCATAATACTAATCCATTGAGCAACATTCCTGACTTAAATACACGCCATATGATTATGCAAGTATTAGCTTGGATGTGGTGTATAGTTTTTGGTATTATTGTAGGCAGCATGTGGGCAGGAGTAGTCAGCATGATGTTACACACATTATTGTTAGGCGCGGTTGCAATTACAGTAGCTACATTTGAAGTTGCTAAACGTAATCCTCATGGATTTTATAATGGTCGAGGCGCTGGAGGAGAGCATGAATAACAAATGTTTATTGTAAGAAACAAAAACAATGAAATTATTGCCATTGCGAGTCGACTGCAAGACGCTGTCTCTATGGCAGATGCTGCTCAACTAGATAAGACTGATTATACAGTTCAAGAATGTAGTGACAGTGTTGAGCAACGTCAAATTTATAAAGCTTATTATAAGACGAGGTCGTAATGACTGACGAAGAAGTAAAAGCTGCAGCACAAGCAGAAGCAGAAAAAACGTTTGAGCAGTTTATGATGTGGACTAAGAGAGTTACACTCTGGTCAATTATATTTTTACTTGTAGTTGTTGTAGGTTGCAACAGCGGAGTTGAAAAGGGTACAACTTATCCTGGTTATAATGGAGAACAATATAATCCAACCATTTAACAAATTAAAATATTTTTTGAAAAGGGGGTTTACAAAGCCCCCTGTTTATGTTAGAATATACCAAACGGAGGTACTTTCATTTGGCATTTTATACATCGGTTAATCGGTTCGCAAATCAAATATTATATCGCGGTTATACTGATAACGGCACACAAATAACACAAAAACATAAGTTTGAGCCTTCGCTCTATTTCCCGGCTCATGAAAAAACTGTGTTCAAATCTTTCTATGGTGAAAACTTACAACGTAAGAAATTTCCATCCATGTCTGCCACAAGGCAAAAGATAGAAGAGCGCACTGGCATTGAGAATGCCCGTACATATGGTACAAAAAATTATCTCCACCAATTCATTACAGAAAAATTTCCAAATGATATTTCGTTTGACCCACGCATGGTCAACGTCGTAAATTTTGATATTGAGGTTGCCTCGGATGATGGTTTTCCAGTACCTGAGCAAGCTGCTTATCCTATTATTTCTATTGCATTGAAATCAAGTAAGTCTTCTGTTTATCAGGTATGGGGCTTAGACACATATGACTCTGAAAAGAGTGAGCTTGATCTGGGTAGTGATTTTATTCAATATCATTATTGTGAAAGTGAAACTGACTTATTAGTAAAGTTTATGGCGTATTGGACTAAAAACTATCCTGACGTAATTACTGGATGGAATACGCGCTTCTTTGACATACCCTATCTAGTAAATCGGATTGCCGCCCTTGGCACTGAAGATGCTATGCGTAGACTATCGCCATGGAATCTTGTTGAAGAACGCCATGTTGTTCGAATGACACGTAAACAGCAATGCTACGAAATTGTAGGTATTCAACAAGCAGACTATTTAGAATTGTTTAAGAAGTTCGGCTATTCATATGGCCCGCAAGAGTCGTACAAGCTTGATCATATCGGCAGTGTAGTAGTCGGTGAAAAGAAGTTATCATACGAAGAACACGGCAATCTTTATACATTATATAAAGAAGATCACCAGAAATTTATTGACTATAATATTAAAGATGTTCAACTTGTAGATAGAATTGATCAGAAGATGGGATTGATTAACTTGGCGCTTACTATGGCGTACAAGGGTGGTGTCAACGTTCAAGATACTATGGGCACTACGGCTATATGGGAATCTATCATTTATCGTAGGTTGATGCAAAATAATATTGTATGTCCTTTAGCACAAATTGAAAAGGTTCCGTATCGTACTGTTGGTGAAAGACAATATGATGATGGCACAACAGGTGATTCTGTTATGGGTGGTTATGTTAAGCCGCCACAAGTTGGATCACATGACTGGGTGGTATCGTTCGATCTTAATTCACTATATCCAAACATTATTGTTCAATCAAATATTTCACCCGAATGCTTGTTGAATGACCAAACTATTCGCTATCCTCAGGGCCCTGATCAATATTTGTATAAACAAGATCGCAATGAACCTGCGTGTCATACATATTCGGTAACAGCTTCAGGTATTCCATTTGCTAAAGATAAACAAGGTATTATTCCTGCTATTATTAGTGACTTTTACAGTGAACGTTCTATTATTAAAAAGGATATGCTGAAATCACAATCTGAATATGAAAAGACAAAAGACAAATCACTTGAGTCTAAAATCAATCAGCTTGAAAATAATCAGATGGCTATTAAGATCCTGCTTAATTCACTGTATGGTGCGTTAGGTAATAAATGGTTTAAATACTTTAACTTTGCTCTTGCAGAATCTGTGACTCTTACTGGCCAAACCGTAATCCGGTGGGCCGAAGAAGCAATGAATAATGAAATGAATAAAATCTTATCAACAGAAAAAGATTATGTAATTGCTATTGATACAGATTCAGTTTATATTAATATGGGCCCTTTAGTTAAGAAACTAAATCCAAAGGATCCTGTAAAGTTTCTTGATCAGATCTGCAAAGAACATTTTGAACCATTACTAGCTAAAGCGTATGATCAGTTTTTCCACATGACAAACGGTTATACGAATCGTATGGAAATGGCCAGAGAAGTTATCGCTGATCGTGGCATATGGACTGCCAAGAAAAGATATATATTAAATGTACACAACTCTGAAGGTGTACAATACGCAGAGCCAAAACTCAAAATGATGGGTATCGAAGCTATTAAGTCTTCAACCCCTCAGGTCGTTCGGGATAAGTTCAAAGAGTTGTTCAAAATAATTGTTAATGGCACAGAGCAAGAAACTCAAGATAACATTGCTGAGTTCAAAAAGTTATTCTACACATTAAGAGCAGAAGATGTGGCCTTTCCACGTGGTGTGCAAAACCTAGAGAAGTTTTCTGATAGAAAAAACATATATAGAAAAGGCACACCAATTCATGTCCGTGGTTCTCTTCTGTATAATCACAAGTTATTACAACTTGGACTTGACAAAAAATATGAATCAGTCAAAAACGGTGAAAAAATCAAGTTTGTTTACCTAAAAAAGAATAATCCTATTATTGAAAATGTTATTGCATTTCCTGGTGTTTTACCTAAAGAATTTGGTTTACAAAGCTATATAGACTATGGTATAATGTTTGAGAAGACATTTATTGAACCACTGACTCCTATTCTAGACGCTATGGACTGGAAGCCTGAGGAGACAGCAAGCTTGGAGGCATTCTTTGTATAATGTATTCTTTAACCGTATTTAATAGCGTATTTGATAATGAAACTAATAAACGATTTAATTTTAAAGACTGGCCACATTTAACTAAATTTTTACGCAAATTATCCCAAAGGCCTTTGGAGAAAAAGACAGATGCTGTACTTATTTCGCCAGCTGTATATACAGTTGGCACAACTAGAGCAAATAAAAATGTTTTATCTTGGGCAAGCTGGGCTGCTATTGATGTTGATGATCACAAATTTGAAGGTGATTTAGAAGCTGAACTGCATAAACGTTATGGTGATTTTACATATATAGTATACAGCACAGCAAGTTCAACTCGTGACTTTCCTAAATTCAGAATTGTATTTCAATTAGATTCTGAAATTGATCATACAATAATTAAACATTTTTGGTATGCCCTGAACACTAAATTAGATAGTATTGGCGATAAACAAACTAAAGATTTATCTAGGATGTATTATATTCCTGGTGAATATTCTAATGCGTATAATTTCTTTTTTACTAATACAAGTAATCCTGTTGATGTTAATGAACTTCTCGCGCGGTATCCATATTCATTTAAAGAAAGATCAGAAAACTTCTTAGATCGGCTGCCTGAAGAATGGCGCAAACAAATCGTAGAACATAGAAAAAACTCACTAGAAAATACTAATTTTACATGGTCTGGTTATCATGATTGTCCATTCTGGCCAAAGCGGTTGGCATCAGAATACTCTACAATTAGCAACACCGGTTGGTATCACAAAATGTATCAGATTATGATTGCGGTTGCTGGTCATGCTGTTGAAAAAGGATATCCAATTACTGCAAATGAAATAGAAGATCTATGCAAGACATTTGATGCTGATCACGGTAGGTGGTACGCAAATAGACCAATACATAAAGAGGCAAATAACGCCCTAGAATATGTTTACAAAAATGGAGTATTTTAATGTTACCAGACGAAATGGAAGCTGAAAAGAATCGTAAAATTATTGTATCACAATCTGAACATATAGAAGTTTTAAAACTTAATGTAAGAGAATTGCAAGAGCAATTAAATAATGCTCATATCCGCATTAGAGAATTATCGGATAACAAACTATGATTAAATATATTTTTGACGTTGATGGAACTTTAACACCAAGTCGTCAAAGGATTGACTCTAAATTCGGCACATGGTTTGAAGACTTTTGCTCTCATAATAATGTGTATTTAGTAACAGGATCTGATAGAGAAAAAACTTTAGAACAAGTAGGATCTAATATTTACAATCTAGCAAAAAGAGTGTATAATTGTTCAGGGAATGACGTTTGGATAGGAATGCTCAATGTAAAATCTAGTGATTGGCAAATACCAGAAATGGCTCTTAGTTTTTTAAGACAATGCTTAGATGAATCACAATGGCCTGTTAGAACTGGTAATCATATAGAAGCTAGACCTGGTATGATAAACTTTAGTATACTAGGCCGCAATGCAAGTCTAGGCGAAAGACGTGGTTATGTTTATCATGATAAAAAACATTCAGAAAGAAAAACAATAGCTGATGCTTTTAACATTATGTTTCCAGATTTACATGCAACTATCGGCGGTGAAACCGGTTTAGACATTGGACCTATAGGATTCAACAAAAGTAAAATATTAGAAGATTTTAGTGATAGTGATGAGATCTATTTTTTCGGCGATGCTACATTTAAAGGTGGTAATGATTATGAGATTTATACAGAAGTTAAGAAAAATAATGGTACATCATTTACAGTTCAAAGGTGGGAAGAGACATGGAAAATTCTAAGAGAATTAAAGGAATAACATTCAGCACTTTTGATTTACTACATGCAGGTCACATTGCCATGCTTAGAGAAGCAAAAAGCCAATGCGACTATTTAATTTGTGGTTTACAAGTTAATCCCGCTAAAGATAGACCCGAAAAAAATTCACCTGTTCAAACATTGGTTGAACGTTGGATGCAATTGCAAGCTGTGAAATACGTAGATGAAATCATACCGTATGAATCAGAAATAGACGTAGAAGATATTCTAAAAATGCTTGATGTTGACATAAGAATAATTGGTCAAGAATATAAAGAAGGAAAATTTACTGGAAGAGCAATATGCTCTGCCCGCGGCATAGAAATATATTATAATAAACGCGATCATAGATTCTCTACTAGTGATCTACGTGATAGAGTTCACGGCATAGAGTTAAAAAAAGACATTGGAGGTCTTGAATGAAAATAACAATTGTTGGCTATGGCTTTGTAGGTAAAGCAGTTGAATACGGCTTTAATACACCAAAAGTTAGAATACAACGTGTAGATCCAAAGTATGGGAACACATGCCATATTGATCTTAAAGATGTTAAACTAGAAGAAAATATTACGTTTGTATGTGTGCCAACACCAATGGATAAAAACGGAAAAATTGATTCAAGCATATTGATAGACACTGTATCGCAACTAAAAAATCGTAGTGCAGGAATTATTGTTATTAAATCTACAGCAACTCCAGATATAATTAAAAGCCTTTGCAAAGGTGCTGGTGGTAATCGCATTGTATATAATCCTGAATTTCTTACTGAAAAAAATGCAATTGATGATTTTATCAATCCTGCTATGCATATCTTCGGTGGCAATAATACTATTATTGATGACTTAGAATACTACTATAATACGCATAGTTTGTGCAGACCATGCCCGATTTATCGTATGTCACCAGTAGATGCTAGTTATGTGAAATATGGTATTAATTCTTTCTTAGCAATGAAAGTATTATTTTTTAATCAACTATATGACGCTGTTGAAAAAGATAAGGCAGCTTACAATAAAATTGTAAATGCTATTACGGCTGATGGCCGAATTGGAACCTCACATTCAGCAGTTCCAGGATTAGATAATAAACGTGGTTATGGCGGAGCATGTTTTCCTAAAGATACAAGTGCATTATTTAATTACAATAAAGGGTTTACATTACTAGGAGAATGTGTTAGAATTAATAATGAATACAGATCTTTATATGACCTAGATGAAAGGGAAAAAGAACAAAATGTCAATTATGGACAAACTCAAAAAGAACTCTAAGGTTAAAACTTCAAACATTTTATCCGAATCAAAGTTTTTTACAGAACAAGATATGACTCCAACAGATGTGCCTATGATTAATGTGGCACTATCGGGATCAGTCGACGGCGGTTTAGCGCCAGGCCTTACCGTATTGGCAGGTCCTTCTAAACATTTTAAAACTTCATTTGCACTTCTTATGGCAAGTGCTTATCTCAAGAAACATCCTGATGCTGTTATGTTATTCTATGATTCTGAGTTTGGTTCACCGCAATCATATTTTGAACAATTTGGTATTGACACATCACGTATTCTGCATACACCTATTGCAAATGTAGAAGAATTAAAATTTGATCTTATTTCTCAGTTAGAAGAAATTGATAGAGAAGATAAAGTTATTATTGTTATTGATTCAATCGGTAATTTGGCATCTAAGAAAGAATTAGATGATGCTATCAATGAAAAATCTGTTGCGGATATGTCTCGTGCCAAAGCACTCAAAGGTTTGTTCCGCATGTCGACGCCATATCTTACAATGAAGAATATTCCACTGATTGCTGTTAACCATACATATATGGAGATCGGACTATTTCCAAAGGCTATTGTTGGTGGCGGTACTGGAATATATTACAGTGCAGATAATATCTGGATTCTTGGGCGGCAGCAAGATAAGAAAGGTACTGAGATTCAAGGGTACCACTTTGTAATTAACGTGGAGAAAAGTCGTTATGTTAAAGAAAAGTCTAAAATTCCTATTACTGTTTCCTGGGATGGTGGTGTCCGTAATTATTCTGGCCTTCTCGATTGTGCTCTTGCTGGTGGTTATGCTGTTAAGCCTTCCAATGGCTGGTATGCTGCGGTTGATCAATCAACTGGAGAAGTTGGACCTAAGGTTCGGTACGATGGAACTCTTGATAAATCCTTCTGGGATCCGATCTTTGCTGAAACAGATTTTAAAGATTTCTTAAAAAAGCAATACAGTATCGGTCATCAGTCTCTTGTTGACATGGATCAAATTGTAGAGGATTAATATGCAAGAAAATGTAGATTACGAGTTAATACCGGTTGAAAACGAAGAGCACTGGCAAATTAGAATCAAAACCGGTGAATATATTGAAACTGTATTTGAATTCGGTAAACTAAAAATTGTAGATGAAGAATACATGAACTTTTCATATGACTTAATATATACACCTATTGAAGATTTAAATGAAGAAAATACTGATTTTCAATATGTAGTAAAAGAAATACTGATGTCTGTCATGGAGTCAGCTATGTCTACAGCACCCAAGAAAGAGAACGTGTGAACATAAACATCGAACAAACAGTATTACGCAATCTTCTGACAAATGATAAATTTATGCGTAAAGTATTGCCATTTGTTAAGCCAGAGTATTTCGAAGGCGTGTACCGGCAACTTTTTAAAGAGGTTGCCGGTTACGTCGCTAAATACAATAGACTTCCTACTATGGAGTCTTTTAAAATTGAAGTAGATCAATCAGAAAAATTTAATGATGAACAGTATCAGCATGCTGTAGAAATTATACCAAATGTATTCTCACCTGAGAAAATAGATGATAACTGGCTTATGGATACTACTGAAAAGTGGTGCCAAGATCGGGCTGTTTATAATGCAATTATGGAGTCTATTTCTATTATTGATGGTAAGCATCAAAATTTAACAAAGAATGCATTACCTGATATTCTTACGAAAGCTTTGGCTGTTTCATTTGATACTAACATTGGCCATGATTACTTAGCTGATGTTTCTAACCGGTATGACTTTTATCATGAACAAGAGGAGCGTATTCCTTTTGATCTAGAATATTTTAACCGTATCACAAAAGGTGGTATACCTAACAAAACACTTAACGTTGCATTAGCTGGCACAGGTGTAGGTAAGTCTTTGTTTATGTGTCATGTTGCAGCTGCTGCCCTGACTCAAGGCAGAAATGTGTTATACATAACCATGGAAATGAGCGAAGAACGTATTGCTGAGCGCATTGATGCTAATTTACTTGACGTTCCAATTGATCAGTTAGAAAACTTATCGAAGGACATGTTGACAAATAAAGTATCTACTATTGCTAGCAGAACTAATGGTAAACTTATTATTAAAGAATATCCAACTGGTCAAGCACATGCTAATCATTTCCGTGCTTTGTTAAATGAACTAAAACTAAAAAAGAACTTTCTACCTGAAATTATCTTTATTGATTACTTGAATATTTGTGCATCAGCTCGAATGAAATCTATGGGAGGATCTATTAACTCTTATACGTATATTAAAGCTATTGCAGAAGAACTTAGAGGTCTTGCTGTAGAATTCAATTTACCAATATTTACAGCAACGCAAACAACTCGTAGTGGTTTTTCTAATTCAGACGTAGGCCTTGAAGATACTTCAGAATCTTTTGGTTTGCCAGCTACCGCAGATCTTATGGTTGCTTTGATATCTAATGAAGAGCTAGATGCTTCTGGTCAGATTATGGTAAAGCAATTAAAAAATCGTTATAATGATCCTAATGTAAATAAGCGGTTTGTAGTGAATGTGGATCGTGCAAAAATGAGATTGTCTGATGCTGATGGAGGCACTGAAGGTTTAGTTCAAGACGTGCCAGCATTTGATAACTCAGCAGTCAATGAAAGATTTAAGGATTTTAAAATACAATGAATTATGAAGATGAACAATTCAAAACAGCATATAATCTGTATATGAAACTAACTAATGATGCCTTAAAATCTGGATTAAGCATTCATATGATAGCTGCAGTTATGACAACTATTGGATTATCTTTATATCGTAGCAGTTTATCAGAAGAAGATTATGATGACATGGTAGAAGCAATGTTAGAATTAAAAGACCAAGTAACAATTTTTGAAGAAGATAAGGAGACTATGCACTAATGGCAAAAGGTTTTACGAATGCTAAAAAGACGTCTATTGGTAGACGCAATTTGAAAACATCATCTATGAATAAACACAAAAGACGTTCATACAAAAAATATAAAGGTCAAGGTAAATAATGCAAGCTAAACTTATTTCGCACAGCCAGCCGGTTCGACACGTTCATTCTGGCGAACCTGGTATTATGGGTCTTGAAAATATCCAAGATCTTGTGGCATATTGTGCACGTGTTTCAAATCCTTCTAATCAGGCAAACACAAAAACAACAGCCAAGCTATTGGATTATCTTATCAAGCATAAACACTGGAGCCCATTTGAGATGGCTTCTGCTTGCATTGAAATTGAAACTACTCGTGATATAGCAAGGCAGCTCCTGCGCCATAGATCATTTTCATTTCAAGAGTTCAGCCAACGTTATGCGGATCCAAATGAAATGCATGAGACTTTTGTTACTCGTGAATGTCGTTTACAAGATGAAACCAACCGACAAAATAGCATAGAAAATACAGAAACATCACTGGATGTTTGGTGGGAACAGCAACAGCAATTTGTTATAGGCATGGTTGAAAAAATTTATAAAGAGGCACGAGAGCGTGGCATTGCAAAAGAGCAGGCTAGATCTATACTTCCTGAAGGTAATACGGTTTCAAGATTATATGTAAATGGCACCATCCGCTCTTGGATTCACTATGTAGAATTGCGTTCAGCAAATGGGACACAGAAAGAGCATATGGATTTAGCCAGAGAAATTGCTTCTGCTATTGGCAAAATTTATCCTAACATTTCTAATTTTATAAAGGAGTAAGCTATGGGGCGTAAGTTATCAACTTATATAGCAGAACCATCAGAAAGAGGTTATTGTGAAATTCACTTTGATTTTAAAGAAGAATATGCGTATATTAAATATTTTGATAACACAGATACATGTTATTTTACAGAACACTTTCCAAATAAATCGACAAGATATGTTACAGATGCCGCAGAAAACTGGTGTACAGGCATTAAAAAACTTGGTATAATGAGTACATAATAATAAGGATGAAAATAAAATGAGTGATAATTGGGTAAATGATATTGAAGATATGCACGACAAGTTTGGTGTACATGATTGGTTTAAAGCTAATCGTGGCGATAAAGCTTTGATGCAAAAATATCTTATGTTTCGGATGCTTATGATTGGTGAAGAATACCAAGAGACGCTAGCTGCTATCAATAACTCTGATGCAGAAGAAGTAGTCGATGGTTTGATCGATATGTGTGTATTCGCTATCGGTACTCTTGATGTAATGGGTGTTGATGCCAATAAAGCATGGAATAAAATCTATGATGCCAATATGGCAAAAGAACCTGGTGTAAAGCCTGGTAGGCCAAATCGTTTTGGTTTACCTGATTTGCTAAAACCTGCAGGTTGGACTCCTCCGTCTCATGAAGGTAATCACGGAGATTTGCCTAATATTGTGTAAATATTACAAAACCGTTACGTAACTTTTAAAAAAGTTTTAATATATACTTTAAGGCAGAGGGTAAAGCTCTGCCTTTTTATTTGTGAGCGATGGTGTAAAGCCATCAAACAAAGGAGAAATATATGGAACTACTCACAATGTGGAGCCTAGTGGGCTTCCTGCTTGCTGCATATGCAGTTATAGCAAACGATTCAGTACAAACTCTCGGTACTTGGATGGCATCAAACAATGAGAGATTTAACTATAAAACATTATGGGCAGCGGCATCAGCTGTCCTATTAGCTACACTATGGTATGGTTGGTCAGTAAATGGTGGTGACATCTCATATGGCCGACTAAACAAAATACCATGGCAAGAAGTGCAGTGGTATCATGCTGCAGCGCCAGCAATCTTAGTTGCCTTGACACGATTGGGTGTACCAGTTTCAACATCATTCTTAGTATTATCAGTATTTGCTTCTACATTCGTTTTAGAAAAAATGCTGATGAAATCTATCATGGGTTATGGCGTAGCAGCTGCCTTTGCCTATGTAATTTGGTTTGCGATTCACAAATATTTCGGTCAATGGTATGATGAAACAAAACCTGTAACTGAAGGTAATAAGAACTATTGGCGGATTGCCCAATGGGTTGCTACAGGCGGTTTATGGTGGACTTGGTTGTCACACGACATTGCGAATATTGCAGTGTTCTTACCGAGGGTAATTCCAGTTGATCTAATGATTATGATCAGTATTGTATTTGTTGCTGGTCTATTCTTTATGTTCAGAGAGCGTGGCGGTAAGATCCAGAAGATTGTTTTGGAAAAACATAATACTCGATATGTTCGTTCTGCTACATTGATCGACCTATTTTATTGGCTGTGTTTGTACTTCTTCAAAGAACTAAATGATATTCCAATGAGTACGACTTGGGTCTTTGTTGGTTTACTTGCAGGTCGTGAACTTGCAATGGCAACTTATT